GTTGGGTGCTACTGGTGGATTTTCTGAATTAGCTACTGTTGCTGATGCAACAACCTCTGTTCTTAATGCTTATGGTCTTGAGTCAGATCAAGCGGCTAAGTTAGTTGATGGATTTATACAAACACAGAATGATGGTAAAATTGTTGTTGATCAATACGCACAACAGATAGGTCGTCTTGCACCTATAGCGGCTGGTGCTGGTGTTGGGATAGATGAACTTAATGCGGCAATATCTACTGTCACTGCAACTGGTGTTCCTGTTGAATCTACCTTTGCTGGACTACGACAAGTTATTGCTGCGATACAAAAGCCTACCAGTGAGGCAGCTAAAGCGGCTGAAAAACTAGGAATAGATTTTAGTGCTACGGCTTTAAGTACAAAAGGATTAGGAGGGGTACTTGAAGAACTTGTTGCAAAAGGTGGAGCTAGCGAAGAAACTCTTGCTCAGTTCTTTGGATCTGTTGAGGCAAGAACAGCAATATTACCTTTGTTAAATGATCAACTTGTAAGCTTTAATAAAAACCTAGAAAATCAAGCAAAAGCTCAAGGCACTGCTGCTGAAGCTGCATTTACAGCACAGAATACAATTCAAGGACAACTGACAAGATTAGGAACTGCATTTACAAATCTAACTACTGAAGGGTCTGAAATAGGAATAGTAATTAGAGATTCTCTTAAAATTGCTGCTGTTACAGTTGAAGCTTTAAAAAGTGCTTTTGAATTAGTAATAGCACCAATAAGGGCAATAGTAGGAGCAGTAGGAGAAATAGGTAAGAATATTGCACAAGCTTTAGGAATAGAATCTACAAACGTATTATTTAATTTAGAACAGGGCTGGATAGGTATTAAAGAAGCAATTACTACAACAAGTAAAAATGTTGAATTGATTGGCAAAGTTATTGGTGGTGTTATCGGTGTTACTTTAAGAAATTTAATTACATTAAGAGAAAATCTAATTAATGGCTTTGTAGAAGCGACACAGCCTGTAGTTAATTTTTTTGAAGGTGTTGGAAAGTTAGTTGCTGGTACTGCACAAAATATAGTTAAGTTTTTTCAAAGAGCATTTGAAAAAGTTGTTCAAATTATCCCAGAACCATTAAGAAAGTTACTTGGCGGTATTGAATTACCACAAGTAGATTTAGATATTAAATTTCCAAAGTTTGAAAATCCTTTTCCAAAAATTAAAAGATCTGTTGATCAACTTATACCAAAAATAATTGAATATTCAGAGGTTGAAGGACTTGTTACAAATGAAGTAAAAGATCAACTTGAAGCAAAAAATAATATTGTTCCTATAACTCAAAATATAAAAACAGGTGTTGAACAACTTACAGAAGCTGAAAAAAAAGCGAAACAAGAGGCACAAGATTTAAAAGATACATTTATGGAGATTGGCAAAAGTGTTGAAGATGGAGTAGTTCAAGGATTAACTGATGCGGTTATGGGTACAAAGTCTCTTGCTGAAGCTGCCACAGGTGTATTAAATAATCTAAAAAGAAAGTTAGTAGAGGTTGCTATGCAACGTGCAGTATCTGGACTAGGAAATGCAGTTGGTGGATTCTTGGGCAATGTCTTTGGTGGTGGTAAAAAAGGAGGAGGAGGAGGTATTGGAGGATTTATTGGAGGATTATTTGGAAGAAGAGCAAGCGGTGGCCCTGTATCTGCTGGGGGTGCATATGTTGTAGGAGAGCGTGGCCCTGAGATTTTGCAGATGGGTTCTAAAGGTGGAAGTATAATTCCAAATAACAAAATGGGAGGCGGTTCTGTAAATAACATTACAATTAATGTAGATGCTTCTGGTATGGACACTCAAGGATCAACAGAACAAGGTGGCAGACAGTTTGGTGAACTTATCGCTTCTGTCGTTCAGAGTACAATCGTTCAAGAACAAAGATCAGGAGGTTTACTAAATCCATAATGGCAAGTTTTCCAAGCATCTCTCCGACCTATGGAGTTAGAAAAAAAAGCAATCCAAGAATCAGAACAACTGCTCTGGGTGATGGTTATGAGTTTAGAACTATATTTGGTTTACCACTAACACAAGACCCTAAAATCTATGATTTGACTTTCAATGTGTCTGAAACAGAGGCTGATGTTATAGAAGGGTTTCTAAGGAGTAGAGTAAACGATCAGGCAAGTTTTACATTTACTCCACCAGCAGAGGGATTCACAAAAACAGGGACATATTCGCAAAGTGCTACCACTGTGACTATAAGCATCACTTCACATGGAGTTGCAATCGGTGATGTTTTGACGATTGACTACACCTCTGGTTCTGCCACTGATGGTGATTTTGCTGTTACATCTGTTACCAGTGATGATGTCTTTACAGTAACGGCTGCCGCCAGTGCAACAAACAGTGGAAATGTATCAATCACTCTATCTGGAGCAGGGAAGTTTGTTTGTGATTCGTGGTCAAAATCAATACCCTATAACAATAGGGCTGTCATTTCAACAACATTTAGAGAAGTATTTGAACCATAATGGCAAACCCTGTATCAGAACTACAAGAACTCACGAATAAATCAATTATTGAATTGTTTTCTGTGGAATTAAAAGCTGATGTTCATTACACAAAATCTGCAAAAACAGCCACATATTCGCAGTCAGCCTTTACTATTACTATCACACTAAACTCACATGGTTTTTCTGCTGGCCTTATTCTAAGCCTTGATTTTACTTCTGGAAATGGGATAGATGGTGTTTATACAATACAAACAGTTGCAACAAACACTTTTACTGTTACAGGAACAACATCACAGTCCACCAGTGGGAATGTATCTTTCAATGTAAATTCAACGATTGCAAATGAAACTGTTTTTTTATTTCATTCTGGTATTAATTTAAAAGATAATAATGATTTAGTTTGGCAATCAAATACATATTCAAGGATGCCATGTGAGTCAGAGGGTTTTGCTTATTCTGGTAAGGGTAAATTACCAAGACCTACATTAACTTTTTCTAATATTCTTGGGACTATTACAGGAATAATGCAAACAGTTAATCAAACCACAGCTTTTTCTGATTTGACAGGAGCAAAAGTTACTCGCAGACGAACATTAAGTAGATTTTTAGATGCTATTAATTTTCCAAGCTCTATAAATCCTTATGGAACTCCTGACCCTTCAAGTGAACTACCAAGAGAAATTTATTTTATTGAAAGAAAAGTGACAGAAAACAGAGATATTGTACAATTTGAATTAGTAAGCACTTTTGACTTGATTGGAGTTGGTGCGCCAAAAAAACTTGTTACTAGAGCAGATTTTCCTTTAGTCGGTACTCTACAAAATTTCTAAAAATGAATTGGAAAAATGATTTTATTAAATATGCAGAAGAACAAGCACCTAATGAAGCTTGTGGCTTAATTGCGATTGTTGAGGGTAAAGAAATTTTTTGGCCTTGTAAAAATATTGCAGAAGATGTATTTGAATTTTTTGCTTTAGATCCAGAGGATTGGGCAGAGTGCGAAGATAAAGGAGGTGAAATACTTGGAGTTGTTCACAGCCATCCTACAGGCTCGTCTGAGCCTTCAGATGGTGATAAAGCATCTTGTGAATATGTTGGCTATCCATATTATATTTATAGTATTGAACATAAAAGCTGGAATATTGTTAAGCCTTCAGGTTGGAAAGCACCATCACTTATTGGAAGAACTTGGATCTGGGCAAAACAAGATTGTTGGAATCTAATTACAGACTATTTTTTGGAGAAAAAACAAATAAAATTAAAACATTGGGATAGACCAAAAAAAATTAAAGCTTTTACAGATGATCCATATTTTGAAAAAGTACTAACTGGATCTGGTTTTATAGAAGTTAACAAAGATAATATAAAAGAGAATGATGTCTTACTTATGCAAGGCCCAGATCAAAAACTTAGTCATGTTGCTTTGTATTTAGGAAATCAACTTATTTTGCATCATGAAATAAAAAAATTAAGTTGTAGAGAATTATATGATTTAGATTATATTGAAGGAACAAAGAAGGTTTTTAGATATGCAGCTTAAAAAAATAAAAGTATATGGAAAATTAAGACAGTTTTTAGGTCAGTCAACATTTGAGGCTGCTGTTAAAACACCACAACAAGCAATAAGTTTTTTAAGAGCTAATTTTGCTGGTATTGATAAACATATGAACGACCAATTATATAAAATAAAAATTGGTGGCAATTCTGTAAATGATGACTTATTAAATATGAGTGCCAGTGGTGATATACAAATCATACCTGTTGCTATTGGTGCTAAAGGTTTTTTTAAGGGGGTAACAAATGTTTTTAAAGGTGCTGTAAATTTAGTAACTGATGTTGTTAGTACTACAGTTAACTTTGTTGCGAACAATGCTTTATCTATTGGAGCGACTCTTTTGACAGGTGGTGTAGGAGGACTTTTAACAAGTATTGGTACATCAATGATTATAGATGGTGTGACTTCTCTTCTTTCCCCTCAAAGGCCAGCATCTTCA